CCCAACGTAATCGTGCTTATCAGACATTTCTTCGTACTCAGCAAAAGCTTTGTACTCTATTTCAGGCATACCTACAGTGTCTAATAATAAACTGTAAGCATCTTGGTGTATAGATTCCATGTTAGCAAAGGATGACATCATCATTCTTGCTTCAGGTTTCTTAAAGATAGGCATATACTTGTCAACATATCCTGCACCTACATCCACATCAGACTGTGTAAACAATCTAAATATCTGTGTAAGTAAATGTTTTTCTTCAGGTGTAACATCCTGCCAATCTTTTACATCGGTGTGCAATGGAACTGATTCAGGCATCCAATGCATTTGATTTTGAAGTTTGTAATACTCATACATCCATGGGTATTCAAACGGTTTATAATAATCTCTAGTTGTTGTTAAGCTCATAACTTTTCCTTACCCTTCACAGGCGATACATTCCGAATCGTCTAAACGAATCCTTGGAATTTTTGTGTTTACATTTTCTACGTTTCTTGCTGCATTAGTTCTAAAGTAATACAACGATTTTAATTTATTCATACCGTACCAGTGTACATCATTCACATACTGCATGTATTCATCATGCACTTCTTGTGGCTCTGTACTTTTAGGCAGTGTAAAGAATAGGTTGACAGATTGTGCTTGACACACAAACTCTTGTCGTTGATGTGCATGTTCGACAATCCATATTTGGTTTATCTCATTTGCAGTTTTAAATATCTCTTTCTCATCATCAGTAAGTATATCTAAATGTTGGACTGAACCTTCGTTAGCTGAGATATCTTTCCATACTTCATCTAACTCCTTAGCTTTAAGCCCTTTAGTTTTAAAAAGCTTTTCGAGATACTTGTTCTTAACTTGATAGCTCCCTGATAAAGTCTTATGAGTATAGCAGTTAGCCCTGAAAGGCTCAATAGAAGGGGAAGTACCACTACATATAATCCCACTACTAGCGTTAGGAGCAATAGCCATGAGGTTAGCGTTTCGCTTACCTGTCCCATGAATGTCAGGAGCTTCTCCTCTTTGAACAGCAAGTTCTTTAGTTGCTTCAGTTGCTCTAGTGTTGATGTAAAGAAATGCTTTGTAGTTGAAACCACTTGCATAAATACCCTCGAAAGGAATGTCCCTGCTTTGTAGATATGCATGAAAGCCCATTGCACCAAGCCCGATGCTTCTCTCTCTATATGCCGAATACGCAGACTTAGTATATCCTTCTTGACCTGCTCTAATATATTTCTGAAACCTTTTAAAATTTGCACTGTACTCTCCTAGTTGTTCTGTGTCTACTGCGTTGTCAATGTAGTGCTGTAAAACATTGTCAAGCATGGTTATTAAATCTTGTATAAAGTTATCATCCTTCGACCACTCATCAAAGTGTTCTAAGTTTACGGATGATAAACAACATACTGCTGTTCGTTCTTCGTCTGTTGGCAAAGTAATTTCTGAACACAGGTTACTTTGTCTTATCTTCAAACCTAAATCTTTCTGTGCTTTAGGTAAGTATTTATTACAGGTGTCGATGTTGACCATGTAAGGTTCGCCTGTCTCTGCTCTAGCATGAATGATTTGCCACCATAAATCTCTAGCGTTTACTATCTTAATAGCTTCATTACTTTTAGGGTCTATCAATCTCCAATCATCATCCTTTTCTACTGCTTCAAGGAAAGCATCTGTAATGTTTACACCATTATGAATGTTGAGATTCTTTCTGTTGATGTCTCCACCTGACTCTTTTCTCATGTTTATAAACTCTTCAATCTCCGGATGGCTTATATCCATGTAAGCTGCATAGCTACCACGTCTTGTAGTGCCTTGATTGAAGGCTAACATCTGTGAATCAACTACATGCATGAAAGGAATTGAGCCAGTAGAACGAGAGCCATGAGTAGTAGAAACACCGTTGCTCCTAATATCACCCCAATATCCACCGATGCCTCCACCTGAACTTGCCAACCAAATATTCTCGTCATAGTGAGCAGATAAACCACCCCGACTATCAGGAACATAATTAAGGAAACAACTGATAGGAAGCCCACGACTTGTTCCCCCGTTACTAAGTATAGGAGTGCTAAACATGAACCACCTAGAGGAACTGTAGTTATAAAGTCTTTGAGCCAACTCAAAATCTGTCTCGCCTTTGTAGGTTGCTCCGTAGACTGATGCTCTTCCGAGGGCTTCTTGTGCATGTGTTTCTCCTTCCCAAAAATATCTATCCTTGAGTGTATCTAAACTAAATTTGTCAAATGTTTTTTCTTTGTCGTAATCTATTTCAATTCCTAAGTAAGGCTTAGTTCCTGTTTTATCTTCAGTCATTATCTTGTTCCTTGTTGTTGACATGAATAGCTATTATAGCATAATGTATAATTTTATACAAGTCTAAATTGTTCTTTCCATCTTTTTTTCCAAACCTCATAGCATACTTCATGATGTTACCAAGACAGAAACCTTCACCACATCCTGAATCAATTATCATATCTGTTGCTTGGTACTTACCATTAGCATAGTGTTGGTCATAGGTGTTACCTACATATGCCTTTACTTCGTTTAATATTTTATCTTCGTTAAATTTATAGTTCACAGCTTCTCCATTCTTTTGGTAAACTCTCTTCGTTATACCATGTAAAATTATTTTTCTCTGCCCACTCAGCGTGAGTTCTTTTAGTTCCATCCTTTCTTTTCTTAGCTTGAGGCATAGGTGCAAAAGGTTTCTGAAACAAAAACACTAACTCGTAACCTTTAGGCAAAGCCTTCCGTATATGTATGTACTTACTATACTCTGCATAGTCCCAAAACCTGCCTTTAGCTTCGATTAAAATAGTTTTCTTATCTATTATCTTAACAAAGTCAGGCTCATATTTATGCTTAACTATATAGTCTATGTTATCCCAATGATGTTTCCAGTCCTTGAGAAGGGTTTGATGTATCTCGTATTCCCAAATACTATCATACCCTTTAGGGACACCTGTCTTTTTAGGTCTAGGTTTTCTCGGTACTCTACTAGGCATTATCAATAGAGGAGTCGTAGTTTTTAACTAGCTTCCAGTAATCTAATATACTATTAAACATACCTAGATGTCTTGCATGGGATTCATCATTCCATATATGACATGAGATTAAACCTGTGTCTTTCCTGTCAACAAAGATAGAAACTCTCTGTGGATTATCAAAGCCACAACCCTGTGCATAAGCAGACAACTGCATACCGTGTTCATCGTATACTAATTTAGCAGGGTCTTTGCCTTCTAAGTTATCCTTAGTTTTAAAGTCAACAAAGATTCCAGACTTAGAATATAAATCTATCTTACCACCATACCCTGAATCAGCACAGAAAGAATCTTCTGCAATCCATTCTTCATCGGGATAGTTTTCATCAAGCCAAGCTTTTATTTTCTTGTAAGGTTTTGTTTGACCTAGACCTAAGAAACCTTTCTCAATCTGATAGTGTATTTTAGTACCTTGTTTGGCGGCTTCCATACCTATCTTTTTAGAATCGTGCTTACATCTATAAGTAAAAGACTCAGTAGATTCTCCCTCTTGTCTCTCTAAAGTAAGAGCAGAGTTAAGTGCTTGATTTATTTTCCAGTTTTCTAGTGAAGGTTTAGCTATCATACCTAGTATAGTAGTAACAGAAGGGACAAGCTTTTCTTTCTTAGCATCTCTAAGAGTTGTGTTCCTTTCCTTCCCGTTAGCACCGATGATAGTATACATTGGTTCTCCCTCTTGAGTATACCAATGTCCTGACTCAGACGTAAATTTATTATAGCTATCCAATTCAGTTTTGTCAATAAGTTTTTCTTTTTTATTTTTCATTATGTTTCACCCATCTTAATTTCCTTGTATCAGGTAAGTATAATAAATACTTAACACCTGCTTTGATTTGTTGTTCAGTTCTTGTTGTTCTTGATGTATAAGAATTCTCAGTTCTATAATCTCTTCTAGCAGTCTTTACATCTATTAATGTTACCTGTCCTTCAGGGTCTCGAGCTACTAAGTCAATGAACCCATCACACCCACAGTTTTTAAATACTTCATAGCCATTATCCCATAACCAAGTGACTGCATAAAATTCTGCAAGGTCTCCCTTTCTATTTGTTGAATGTTCTTTAGTGTGTTTCATACCAATTCTCTCCTATTTTATATTCTCCTGTTAATGGACAACGCATCTTGAAATGCTCACTTGCTCGTTCAATAGATTTAACACCAAGCTCTCCGACAAATTTAGCATTCTTTTCAGGAACTTCTATCTGCCATTCGTCATGAATGTTAGCTACAAACTTAGCATCTATACCATTTAGTTTTATTAAAGCATCTAAGAAACACATAGCTTTCTTCATTGCTATTGCACCACCACCTTGTAATAAAGTATTAAGGGCAGCATGTTGACTACGTACATATATCTTACGACCATCCAAACCTTTAAGGTATCCACGTTCAGATGCTTTCTGTACTTTCTCTTTTAGATTTTTTAGTGAGGGTAGATTCTTAAAGAAAGTTTGTTTTAGTTCTTTACCTTTCTTCAATCCACCACCTGCAACACTACCTATCTTAGCATCTCCTGCACCATACACTAAGGCATATATAAATGTCTTGGCTTGGTCTCTAGTCTTTAGACCTGCAAGATTCTGATTGGTAGTATGTATGTCACCATTGACTACCTCTTCAATATACTCAGGGTCATTCATGTAGTGGGCTAACATTCTAAGTTCTAGTCCACTAGCATCTATACCTACAAGCTTACGTCCTTCAGGTATAGTCCAACATGAACGACACTCCTTACCATAAGGACTACCTGCATTAGGTACTTGTGCCATGTTAGGATTTCTGTGTGTCATTCTACCTGTGATAGTTCCATTAGGTATTACACTACCATGGACTCTATCATCTTTGAGTTCGTCTATCCAAGATGTAACTTGTGCTATACGTTTCTGATATAGTAAGAAGTCTGCAATCAACTTGGCTTCTCTAATATGTTCAATCTTTTTGAGAGTACCTTCATCTACAATAGGTTGTCCTGTAGGTGTAAATTTCTTAGGCTTCCAACCAAAGTCAATAAGATATTCTCCTATTTGTTTACGACTACCGAGATTAAAGTCAACTAACTTTTGTCTCATAAAAGGTTCAAAGTTATTTGTATCTAAACATTTTTGATACTCAGTATCTGTCAGTCCACGTTTAGATAACTGTCCGTCTTTTCTAATGTAAGGTGTAACTAACTTATCATCCATTAGTTTAGGTTTGAAAGTACTGTGTACTTCATCCTCTACTTGTAACTGTTTGTCTTTGAGTTCAGCTAACAGTTTCATAGCTTGTTGAGTATTGAAAAAGAATCCGTTCTTCTCTTGTTGTTTTATTATCTTAGCTACATCATGCTCAAGCTTAACAGATTCTTCACTGAATATCTTACCTTCTTTTATCAAGTGGTTGTATACAGCTTCGTTTAATCTTACATCTTGAACACAGTAATCTAACATAGCCGGTGTGAACTCATCAAAGTTTTCAGGTTGCTCTTGTTTTAAACAACCAACACGCCATCCCCAAGCCTTCAAACTATGTCCGTTCTCACGGATAGGATTGAATAGTCTTGACATGACAAGTGTATCTTCTAACTTGTTAGTGAGTTCTACACCATGCAGTTTCTGCAACACAGGTATATCATAGCCTATGATGTTGTGTCCAATCAATACATCAGCAGCTTCTAAGAACTTAAGTCCTTCAGCTATCTGAGTGTTGTCAAACTTATGGACAGCACCATTTAATTCTTTAGCTACGATACACCACACAACTGTAGGGTCTAAGCCATCGGCTTCGATGTCAAATATTATTTTAGAATTGTTCATTGTCAAATGTTTCCTCCTCTGATACTTCAAACAGTCTACCTGTATCAGCGTTATATCTTAGACCACAAGCTAATCCTGTGTCTCCAGTATACCTAGACTTAAGTACACGAACCTTGGTAAGGTTAGCTTCTTCGGGATTAGTTGCCTGTTGATTTCTCTCTAGTGCAATCACACAATCCGATAGCTGTGCTATACCTTGTGAGCCTTTGAGGTGAGAGAGGGACACTTCAATACCTTGTTCATGTCCCTTGTCTCCACTTGCTCTTCGTAAATGGGATACCAATATCATACCAACACCAGTCTCTTCAACTAAGCTACGTAATCTATTCATCAACATATCAATACCTCGTCTCTCGTCTCCTTCGTGGAGAACATTGACAAGCATATGTAAGTGGTCAACGATTACCCATTTACATTCACATCCTACAATAATATATCTAAGCTTGGCAAAGATATCGTCAATGTCAGTAGCACCTAAGTGAGAGTGAATGAACACCCTGCCTGAAGGAATAGCCTTATCAAACAAACCCATAAGGTCATCGTCTGTATAATTCTTACGCTTCTCAGATAAATATATCCTATCGTTAG